CACTGTAACATTCTTGAATGACACAGCAGCGGGATCAGTCCTTGCAACACTACAGGCAGCGTTTGGATCAACAGTTGCTTTCCAAGCAATCCAAGATTCATCAGCTGCTGTTTCAGCAACCAATGTTCTCTACTCAGGTACAATTCTTGTAGATAACCTAACAGACATCAATGGCGCAGTTGGCGATGAAGGCATGATTGACATTACATTCACATGTAACTCAAAGACTTCATACGCATCAACAGGCACTTGGTCATAAACTAACTACTAACTAAGGGGCAAAATCATGGCAAAGTTAAAGATCGTTCGTGAAGATGGAAGCGTACTTGAAGGCGAAATCACTCCAGCAGTGGAATACCTTTTCGAGTTGCATCATAAGATGGGTTTCCATCGCGCATTTCGTGACGAAGAAAAGCAGACTATGGTTTATTGGTTGGCATGGGAAATAACACGCAGATCGGGTGAAACTGTTAAGCCTTTCGGGATTGAGTTTATTGAGACACTGAAGAGTGTCGAGGTTCTAGACTCAGACCCTTTAGCTTAAAGCGCGATCAACCATTCACCTACTTAATTGCTAGGCTAAGCATTAGGTTGGGGATCGCGCCACAACAATTATTGGAATTAGATAAGACCATGCTAGATGCACTTATGCAAGGTCTAAAAGATGAAGCAAAGGAGATCGAGAATGCCAACAGAAGTAAAAGGCGTAATTGAACTCCAGAAGGCTATCAAAAATTTTAGCCCTGATCTAGCAAAAGAAACTAGAAAAGAGTTAGCAAATTTACTAGCTCCAATAGTTAAGACTGCTAGAGGTTTTATTCCTTCACAAGCACCGATAAGTGGTTGGGGAACAACCAGCCCTAATGGTACTTGGGCTAATCGTGGATGGAATACCGCAGCAGCCAAGCGCGGTATTGGATATAAGACCACACCATCAAAGCCTAATAAATCTGGCTTTCGTTCTTTGGCTCGCATTGTTAATGCTTCCGCAGCTGGTGCGATCTATGAAACTGCTGGTCGAAAGAATCCTAATGGTCGCGAACAAGCCCCGACAGTAACAGGCACAAATCCTAAACCTCAATATTCTGCCTACTTTGGTAAAAAATTTAAGAGTCCCAATAAAGGTCAAGGCTCTAGTTTTAACCCCAATGCAGGTAATATGTTTATTGAAGCAATGGATCAATATAGCCAGATTACAGATGCAAACAATCAAACTGGCGCAGGTCGCAGAACTTCTAAAATGAAGGGTCGTGCAATCTTTCGCGCTTGGGCAGAAGATGGCGGCAAGACTAACGCAGCAGTGTTGAAGGCTTTACAAAATACTTCAGTTAAATTCTATAATGGATTGAAGGCAAAATAATGGCTATCGATCCATCCGTAGTTATTAACATTGCAGCGCAATGGACAGGTAGTAAAGAATTTAAGAAAGCTGATTCGGCTACAGACAAACTTAGTAAAAATGTTAAAAGTCTTGGCAAATCTTTAGGATTGGCTTTAAGCGTTGGTGCGATTATTGCATTTGGTAAGGCATCAGTTAAGGCAGCAGCAGAAGATGAAAAGGCACAGAAGCAGTTAGCACTAGCTCTAAACAATGTTGGGCTTGGTCGAGATATCGCTGCATCTGAAGCCTATATCCAAAAGTTACAATCTGAATTTGGAATCGTTGATGACCAGCTTCGTCCGGCTTATCAATCCCTAGCGATTGCCACGAAATCAACTAGCGAATCACAGAAGTTAATGAACATCGCTTTAGATGTTGCAGCTGCAAATTCACTTGATGTCGGTCAAGTGACAGCAGCCCTCTCGAAGGCATATTTAGGAAATAACACAGCACTGGGTAAATTAGGCGTTGGCATCTCTAAGGCTGATCTAAAGGCTGGCAACTTTGATGACATAATGAATAAACTAGCTAAAACCTTCAAGGGTGCAGCGAGCCAGTCTGCCAATACCTTTTCGGGAAAGATGGCGAGATTAACTGTCTCCATTGAAAATGCTAAGGAAATCTTAGGCAAAGGCTTAATTGATAGTTTTATGATCTTGACTGAATCTCAGGGTATCGAAGAACTACAGGTTAAAATCGAAAACTTTGCTACTTCTGCCAGTGAAGGCTTAAAAAAATTGGCAGGATTTCTAAAGGAAAATGAAATATTACTTAAAAGTATTTTTGTTATATTGTCGGCAACCTTTGTTGCTACAAAAATCGTAGCGGGAATAACTGCAACTATAACCGCTATTGGACTTATAAATAAGGCATATCAAGCACTTAGAGCAACTGCAATAGGTACGGCTATAGCCTCTATGTTTGCACTTAATCCTTATGGTGCAGCTTTACAAGTAGCCGCTATGGTGGCACTTATTGGCATTACCATAGCCGCAGTTAATGACCTTACAGAGTCTTATAACAATGCTAATGATGCTAAAAATAAACTTTATGATCCAGATGCCACAGGTCTAAATCATCTAAGAGAACTTGAATCTAGATATAACAGCGCATCTCTAAAAGAGAAGAAAAAACTTACAGCAGAAGAAATCAAGGCACTTAATGCCAAAAAGTTACAACTGGCTATTGACAAGGCTAAATTGGCACTTGGCAAGGGTGAAGATGTCTTTGACATGGAGAAGATCCAACTTAACGCAGCTGAACTTAACCAAGCCCAATTATTAGGTAAGGTAACTAACCAAGCGCAGCTTCTTCAGATCACCAATGATATGGCTCGTTTGCAAGTTAAGAAAGACATTAACGATCTAGAAGCTGCTATTGCCGCTAAGGACATCAAGGCTATTGAAGCGGCTACGGCTAAACTCAATAAGGATCTTGGCATCTTAGGCGCACTCAATGGTCAGTCACTTAAATTGGTTGAGATTGAAGGCATTCTTAAAGATATTGTGCCTAAAGACTTGATTAATATTGCTAATCTTGATCTTGCCATTGATAAATTAAAGGCAATCGCTACTGGCTTTGCCACGACACCCGCATCGACTGGATCAACCTTTGGCTATGGCTCGAATGTCACTTCTGTTATCACCCCTACTTCGGTAGCTGCTGCCATTGCTGGTCGTGCTGGCACAGATATTTCAGGTTCAACAGATCCCCGCGTTATTTATGGCGGTGGAAGAATTGACAGTGCTGGCAATTACAATGCTTTTAATCCAAATATGTTAGGCATGACTTCAGGCGGTGCTTCACCAACTACAAGTAAGGTAGAAGTTACTGTTGTGGCTCCACCATTTACCGATCCTAATGCTGTTGCAGAAGCAATTAATGACTTTTTACAAAACGCCAGAGATAGAGGAACGCTGGTAACTAACTAATGTCATGGATTCCAGAATGGCGAGTGACGATAAATGATGATGTTTATACAACTGTCACTTCTGTTTCGTTTGCATCTGGTCGCTTAGACATTGATCGCCAGCCGACTGCGGGTTATTGTCAAGTCCAGATCATCAACACAGATGGCTCACCCTTTACCATCAATGTTACAGAGTCAATTGTTTTAGAACTTAAAAACTCCAGCGGTACTTATGTCACTGTCTTTGGCGGAGAAGTATCAGATTTCAACATTGGGGTTAGAAGCCCAGATGAAGCAGGTTTTATCACTACTGGCACAGTCTTGGGCATTGGAGCATTGGCTAAACTTACTAAGGCTGTATTTAACACAGCTCTTGCTGAAGGCTTAGATGGCGCACAGATAGCAGAAATCTTAGGTGCAGCACTTAACCTTTCATGGGCAGAAGTAACCCCTACACTTACTTGGGATACTTATCCTGCGACTGTGACATGGGCAGATGCTGAGTCTTACATTGGCACTATTGACACAGGCTTCTACACAATGATTAACCTTGCAGCTAGTGCCACTGCCAAAAGCCAGACCCTAGTAGATCAGATAGCAACTAGCGCACTTGGTCAAATCTATGAGGAAAAGGATGGCGATGTCTCTTATGACGATGCAGACCATCGCTCTAACTACTTGGCAGCCAATGGCTTTACTAACCTTGATGGATCTTATGCAACTCCCAGCAGTATCCAGTCTCAGACTCAGATGGCTCGTATCCGCAACAGCCTGATCTATAAGTACGCTGCTGGCTATGCCTCTACCTACAGTACCTCTGATAACGACTCTATAGCCTCTTACGGCTTGTTTGAGAAGTCGGCTGAGTCAAACATCAAGAACCTTGCAGACATCACTGATATTGCTTCTAGAGAGTTAAACCTACGCAAGAACCCTAGAGGCTCACTAGGAGCAATCCGCTTTCGTTTAGATAACCCAGATATGCCTAGCGCGATGCTTGATAACCTGATCGGGATTTTCTTTGGTCAGCCAGTGCTTATTACTAATCTGCCTAGCAACCTTCTTAATGGAACCTTTGACGGCTTTGTTGAGAATGTGGCACTTAACGCCACCCCTACTTATGTGGATATTACCCTTTATGTCTCAGCTACAGACTTTTCATTATCTACCACACAATGGGAAACAGTATTGCCAGCCTCACTTATCTGGACTGGCGTAAATGGTACACTTACTTGGACTAACGCGACTGGAGCACTAACCTAATGGCAACTACAACACCCAATTTTGGCTGGAGCGTTCCAACATCCAGCGATTTAGTTAAAAATGGCGCAGTAGCCATTGAAACGCTAGGCGATTCTATTGACGCTTCATTGGTCGATCTTAAAGGCGGCACAACTGGTCAAGTCTTATCTAAGACATCTAACACAGATATGGACTTCACTTGGACAACATCTGCCAGCGGTGCTTTAACTAAGATTACTTCCAACACATTTTCAGCTGTATCAAGCGTTTCATTGCCTAACAGCACTTTTTCATCAACTTATACAAATTACAAAGTTATCTTTATTGTCTCAACTTCATCAGGTAGCCCAGCAATGACAGGTCGCTATCGTGCAAGCGGATCAGATAACACGACATCAAACTATTACAATGCAGTATCTATTGCTCGCGTAGATGGTAGCGCAGCCTCACAGGGTAACAGCAGCGCAGGAACATCATACAATCTCGGTTACATGTCATCAGGCACTCCGGGCACTTATGGCATCACTTTAGATTTCCTATCACCACAAGCAGCAGCAAAAAAGCAGATAGCAGGCGGTGGCTTTGGTTACAACAGCGGACAAGATGCATTCGCTGCTTATTCAATTGGTGGATGGTTTAACGCTACAACCCAATTCGATGCATTCTCTTTAATTGCCAGCACAGGCACTATTACAGGATCGTATGCCGTCTATGGATACCAGAGCTAAGGAGCAGTTAATGAGCGAAAAACTATTTATTCAAGATGGTGAAGTGAAGCGTGAATTTACTCCAGATGAATATGCACAGCATGAATTAGACAAAGCAGAAGCACTTGCAATGGCAGCAGAAGCAGCAGCGAAGGCTGATGCTAAGGCTGCGCTACTGGCTAAACTAGGCATTACTGCCGATGAAGCAGCTTTATTACTTGGATGAAGCCTAAACTTTCTAAGGCTGCAATTCAATTAAGAGAGCAGTTTGATGACACATTCCCAAGTCGTGACCGCACATCGGATGGCTGGATCGGTGATACCCGACACGCAGCTCGCCCTAGCGATCATAATCCCGATGCTAATGGCTGGGTTCGTGCCATCGATGTTGATCGTGATGTCAGTGGTAAGTCCAAGCCTGACCTCATGCCAGATATTGCAGATCAGATTCGTCTCTTATGCAAGTCTAAAAGAGAAAAGCGCATTACCTACATTATCTTTGATGGTCGTATCGCCTCATCAAAAAAGAATTGGGCATGGCGAGAATACACAGGGGCTAACAAACACAAACACCACTGTCACATCTCGTTTGCGAAAGAAGCTGACGATGATGGGGCTTTTTTTCAAGTACCTATGCTAGGAGCATCTGATGAATAACCTTTCAATGATTATTGCTGGTATCGCAGGATTAGTGGCAATCCCTGTGCTACGCCAAGCGATCAAGTCATACCGCGCTAAGAAGTCTGTTGCAGACATCGTGGTTGATTCCATAGAAGCTGCGATAGATCAGGTTGAGAAGAAGTGACCCAAAGTGACTTTTTTACATTCTATCTGGCTACCCTTGGGGTCATTGGGGGTCTTGCTGGTTATGTCATTACTCATCTGCTCTCGGAGATTAAAAGACTAAACCAGCGTGTCGATGAGATTTATAACATACTTCTAGAGCGATAATTTTCCTATGGCGAGAAAAGCAACTAAGCAGCTAGAGGATCAGGGTTACTCAGCACTTGATGCTTATTGCATCGGTGTGTATGAATACTATAAATCACTGCTCAAAGCAGGATTTGCTGATGACTTAGCACTGGCTATCATCATTGAGCCATCATCTTATCCGCGGTGGATCTTGCCTGATGAAATCCCGCCAGAGAAGCTAGGCGATTACGAAGACGAGGATGACGATTAAAACAATCGTAGTCGTGTCCGATCTTCAAGTGCCGTACCATGACAGGGTAGCCACTAGAAATCTTGCTGGCTTCATCAAGAAGTTTAAGCCAGATCAAGTCGTGACGATTGGTGATGAAATTGATTTACCCCAGATCAGCCGCTGGGAAGAAAACAGAATGGGGTCATTCGCACAGACCCTAGATGATGATCGTAATGAAGCTGTTGATCTACTTTGGGATTTAGGCGTAACAGATTGCATTCGTAGCAACCATACGGATCGTCTTTACAATGTCATCATGTCCAAGATTCCAGCATTCGGGGCATTGCCAGAGCTGCGCTTTGAGAAGTTTATGCGCTTTGATGAATTGGGCATTACCTTCCACAAGAATCCTATGCCTATTGCGCCTAACTGGATAGCGGTGCATGGAGATCACACACCCATCAAGCCACAGGGGGGCTTATCAGCCCTAGAAGCGGCTCGTAGGCATGGTAAGAATGTCATCTCAGGACATACTCACAGAGCAGGGCGATCAGCCTTCTCAGAGGCTTCTGGAGGTCGTATAGGGCGTGTCCTGCATGGTGTTGAGGTAGGCAATCTAATGGACTTTAAGCAAGCTGCTTACACCAAAGGCGTGGCTAACTGGCAACAGGCTTTTGCCATTATCTATGTTAATAAATCTAAGGTTCAAGTGGATCTAATCCACATCGAAAAAGACGGCACATTCATTGTGGCTGGAAAGTCCTACGGCAGACCTAGATAATTCGTTATTAAATCGTTACCTAAATTAACCCGATTATGGTATGTCGGTGTGTCAGACTATTATCGTAAGCCAGTCAAGGGCACTGGATGCAGATAGGGTACAAAGTGACAAATACGGATAAAGCATTGTTAATTTGTTTCATAGGGTTAATATTTTCTATGACACTTATAGCTATAGATGCTTATAGGACTGGGCATGAACGCGGTCTTCGCGAAGGTTGGCATAGAGGTCGGGCACTTAGCCGACAGGAATTTTGGGAAGAATGAAATACACAGAGATTCTACAGAGTGCCACCGACATCATTCAAGATCGTGGTCTTAACGACTATGGTCATCCAGCGGATAACATGCAACACGCAGCAATGCTCATCTCAGCATATTTACAAATGCCAGTTACGGACTACCAAGTTTGTGCCATACTCGCACTCGTCAAAATTGCTAGAGCCAGCACAGGCAACCCAGCCAAAGCCGACAACTATATTGACGGAGCAGCTTACATCGCTTTAATGGGTCAATTAGCAACAGAGGAGAACGATCTATATGTTTAATCTGGAAGAATACACCACTGTTCGCGAAAGAATTATTGAATTCTGGAAAAGGAATCCTAATGGACGGATTGAAACTGAAATATTGGAGTGGTCTGATAAGCGTTTTATCGTTGCTGCAAGGCTTTATCGGTCTATGGAAGATGCGAAACCCTTCTCGACTGGGCTTGCACATGAAGTTATTACAGACAGAGGCGTTAATAAAGATTTTGCGCTGGAAAACGGAGCTACTTCTGCGATTGGTATTGCTTGCGCGAACGCGAATATTGGAATCGACAAGCACAAACCAAGCCGAGAGGAAATGACTAAGGTCGTTGCTACAAAAGTAGTAAAGCCAGCGGTACAGGATCTCGTACCAGAGCAAGAGCAAGACTATTGGACTACGCCAGTTAATGAATATATGAAGGTAGTAGATGCACCAGTAACCCTAGACAAGGCTATGGAAACTATCGCAGCTGTAATGGGTACAGGTGAAGCCGCTGAAGTGCCTACTTGCTCGCATGGTCATCGCATCTGGAAGACAGGTAAGTCAAAGGCAGGTAAAGAATGGGCACATTACTCATGCCCTTTGTTAGGTCATGCAGGGATGGAAGGAAAATGCGAGCCTATCTGGTATGAGATCAATAATGTTGGGAAATGGCAACCACAGAGAGTGAGAAGCTAATGGGGTACATTGAGGTTTATAATGTTGATAAAGATGGTGAATGGACTGATCTAAATGACATCCCATTTATTACTATGATCAATTGTCAGTTATGCAATGAGCCAACAGAGGCACATGACATTATTATCCCAGCAGTAATCAAGGATGGCATTCTTACGGCTGGTACATGGCAATGCAGGAAGTGCAAGGCAGTAAATGGCTAATAGCAAGGATATATTTAGAAGTCCTGTTAATGGTTATATCTACAGCTTTAGCGGTTATGGTGGCGTAATGAATTGCACAGACTGTGATGATTTTACGCAAGTCAATGAGTATGATCGTCAGGAAGATGGGATGGTTGTATGGTTGTGCAATAAATGCGAGGACAAGCATCATTTATGATTATTAACGGATATTTAATTAAATGCTCACGATGCGAGGAGCTAACACCGGAGTCAGAATTGTTAGAAGTCGGTGCATGGTGGGTGTGTGGAATCTGTTATGACGATCTGTAATGGCTAGTCAAGCAAGGAAGCATAGAGGTTTCCGCACAGAGCGCGTAGTAGCTGAGTACCTATCGACTTGGTGGCAGGGCGCGTGTGTGGGAAGGGGTAGTGGCAAGGATATTGTGAATGTTCCGTTTGATGTTGAAGTCAAAGCAAGGGCAGGATTTCAACCTTTAGCGTATCTAAAGCAATTAAAGGCTCGGACATCGTCTTCGGGGGAATTGGGTTTCGGAGTCATACGGCTAAATGGACAAGGAGAAGATGCTGCGGAGTATTGCGCCATCATCCGACTAGCTGATCTATTGCCACTACTCATATTAAAATATGGTCATCTCGACACCGAACCCACAGATGCAGACATTGACCGCTGCAAGGGCTGTGGGTCTTACATGATAAGGAAGTGCTTAACTTGCCAGCCTACGATTACCGATGCCCAGACTGCAATCTTAGTCAAGAGATCACACATGGATGGCACGATAGACCAGTAATCCCATGCACTTACTGTAATGAGCCAATGATTAAAACAATTAGCACAGCTGCAATCCATTTCAAGGGCAAAGGGTTCTATTCAACAGATAAATAGTTATCCACAGAAGTTATCCACAGGGTAACAATAAGGAGACATTATGAAGCGACACACCGCTCTGACCAGCACTTATACAAATGAATTTGACATCGATGGTACGCTAACTGCGCAGAGCCTCCCAAAGGCTCACCGCAAGCCCCTTAAGGGCGTTGCTTGCGGGGTGCTAGTAGCTATTGGGATAGCTCTATGCATCATGCCTGATGCAGGTGGATCTATACCAAAGCAATATGTTAGTTATAAAGAATATGCCTTACATCTATTAGGTTATAACTATAAAGAATATAAATGTCTATCTATACTCTATGGTAAAGAATCAGCATGGAATCCTAAAGCTGTTAATGGATCACACTATGGAATACCACAAGGTAAGAGTGAGTGGCTTAAAGACCAAGATGGTTATGCTCAGGTACGATGGGGCTTAGACTATATTGGCAATCGTTATGGCGAACCATGCATTGCCTTAGATCATTGGAGAAGATTCAATTGGCATTAGACAAGCTGAACAGCCGTAGGTACAGGGCACATAAGCAGCGAGTATTCATGCGAGATGGCAGACAATGCCGTTATTGTGGCAGCGATGAGAATCTTCAGATTGATCACATTATCAGCAGGAAATCTGGGGGCACACACGATTTAGATAACCTTCAAGTCCTATGTCGTGATTGCAACCTACGCAAGTCATCGAAGGAAGAAGGCGTTTTTTTAGCACAAGCGGCTACCCCCCCTGTCTTTT